TACTGGAGCAGCTTTAACAACTGCACCTGCAACAATGTCAGCAGAACTTTGCCTACAATAACCTGCCATTATAATCTATCCCCCACTCCAAACGTAACAACAATGCCTTGAACACTGTGTGACGAGTTAGTGTCATTTGTAACGTATCTAAAAGAAACTGATTTACCTGAACCTGAAACATTTACCCTTTGAACAGGAGATGGGTTACCACTCCAAATCGTTGTGTTAGAAGGCTCGTCATATATTGCCTCGTTGTAGTAGGCTGCTGCACCTTCGTTTGTAAGAATAAAGTTACTTGGATTAAGAATGGTAATATCATCATAATCGTAGATTACTGACATTATAATCTCGTTATTACCTTCCGACCTAAGATAAGTAGCAACAGAATGAATAATCTTACGTTGCTCTGGATCTTGCATGTGCAAGAATGGTGTTTGGTAGATGCTTACAATATTAGCCCCACCAAAATTATTTCCTTGTTCTTGTCTATGAACATTACCAAACTTGTCACCATGAATAACAAACTCGTATTGTCCAATATAACCACTGTCAGCACATGTAGCTTCAATACCTAGTAGCTGACCAAATTCAAATCCGATATTACCTTGTTGACCTAGACGTAAGCCACCAACTAGACCATTAGCATTATCTATATCATAAAAAAGTCTAAACTGTGATTTACTTCTAATAATAACTGACGACAAAGCATCAAGATCTTGCTCTAAAACTACATCAGTAAATAAAGACTGAATGTTTTTAGTAATTGTTTCTAGATTAACATCCCCAATCTTATCTGTACCGCCAATAGGTCTAATACCATCTTGAGATAAGAATAAAAGATCTCCACCTATTTCAATAACACTATCAGTTGCAAGACAACCTAAGTCATCTGTAACATGTGAAAGTGTAAAGTCTTCTTTAACAAAACCTGTAAATTTTTTAATATTTGTAATTCCAAAAACATAAAGTGCTTCACGAAATACTTTTAAAGCTACAATATCAAAGCCTACATTAAAAACATCAGCATCATCACCTGAATAACTAAGCTCATCCGATATAGAGCTGACATATAAGTTATAAGGTTCTGAGGGATCTCCTGCTAAAAAACTACGGCTGTTGTAAATAGTAGATAATTTAGGGGCTGAAGGAGCTGCTGAATCAGTAATCTGTTTATAATTTGTACCATCATAAGTAGCAGTGGGATTTACACCATCAGAAATAATTACTTTTTTAACACCATTAAGTTCATAGTAAACAAATCTAACTTTAGTTACCCCTGTCATAGTAGGGGTGCTAGTTCTATATAAACCTGTTCCAGAGCCTACTTCAACATCTCCAGTAGTTGCTCCATCAACAGCTATTTGAGTAATAGTATTAAAGTATTTTGTACTGCTTACCGTAGTGGCATTTGGACCTGTTACAGTTTCTGTTTGTGCAAGTCCTAAATCATCTGTGCCAGTTATGGTAAATTCTACCCCAGATTCATCTGCTGCAGCATAGAATGTAACTAATCTAGGTTGTTCTGCAGCTGAGGTAGTAAAGTTGACAGATCCAGAATCTGCAAGTGTACCATCTATAGTTAAGTTACCAGCACCACTTGGAGTTTGTGCTGTAGCAACTCCATCCCTGTCGTTTGCTACTACATCTGTAGTAATAGCTACCCAAGCTTCTGTAGCATTATCCCAGTAATGTAGATAGTCATTTCCACTAGAAGGTGCACGAGCAGCTAATATACCATCATTAATATCATTTGCTACTGCAACACCTAAAACTGAACCTGTTCCTGGAACTGTTCCATAATCGTTACTAAAACCACTAACACGTCTGTAACCACCAGTAATAGATGGTTCATAATTTATCAATGCAATAGCAGAACCAGGTTGTGTTTCACCTTGTGATAACACATCTCTGTTTAGGTTTAGACCACCTTGAGAAAAGACTTTGTAGGAAGCTAAATTATCGGGCATTAGACAATAGTGCTCATAGTATTACTGAACGATTTATTTCTTTGAATAACTGTAGATCTAATATCTAACGGATCATCCATAAGAATACGTCTCATAGAACGAATACCTTCTTGAAGGCTTTGTTGGTGAAGTGCAGCACTTTGATCATTTGATCTAAATCGCATCATGTACATCATTGCACCATCAATAATGACATGGTTAAATCTGTCAGGGATAACTGCTATATCATCATATGCTGTTAAATCTGAAGGAAATGTCCAATATACATACTCTATTTCGTAAGCATCGTTTGGAACAGGAGTCACACCAAACTTACTTTCGTATGTTTGATAAACTCTTTGTGGAGCAGATATACCAGATCCAGAATCACTTTGATCATCTATTCCACGATATCTTTGAGTATACTCTTCAAAAGAAATAGTTGGCAAATAGCTAGGTGTATTACTTGCAGAGCCTAATTCTTTAATATAAAAAGTATCCCAGTCAACCGTAGCAAAATCTGCAGGAAAGCTATAAAGCCTAGTACCTGCAGTCAATGTCTGTGTGTATGTAGTTTTAAGAAAAGGCCACTCCTGACCTGTCTGTAGGATATTTCTAATGGAGTTATTTACTGCTTGTTTAGCTAGTGCTTGTACGTTACGTACTGTAGAAAAGCCATCTCCTGTAGTATCAAGAGTGACTTCATTTAGTCTAGTAAGTAGTTGGTTTACCAACGCAACGTAAGTAGCCATTACAAAAATCCTTCAGATAGCCTAAAGGGGCCAGTTGCCCAGCCCCTCTAGTTTAGTTCAGTTAAACTTGATCACGTGCAACTTCTGCTGCACCTTTACCATCAACGTCCATTACCAAAGCCCAGACACGCAGTTTACCTGCAGTAGCTGTACCTGTTAGGGTGTCGATTGTAAGATCTAGAGTATCTTCTGCACCGATATATGCTACTCCTGGTACTGAAGGAGCAACATCGCCAACTGATTTACCAGCCATTGCATATGCTACAACGAACTCGTCATCGTCAGCACCTGTACCAATGTCGAAAGTCAAAGCTGTAGCACCAGTAAGTGCTTCAGTAACTTCAACACCAGCAGCTAGGATAACTGTTTGTGCAGGAAGAGTAGCAACTGTGTTTGCACCAGCAGCCAATGCTGTTGCTTCAAGTTCTACTGAGATTGTACGCATTCCGTTAGGTGTCATAATTCAATCCCCCCTTACGCCAAGTTATATTTAGCTGTAGTGATTGCTTCTGGACGAAGAATCTTACGGCCATATAGGTGCATACCACGGACGATGTCAGCAAAGCTGTCTGGGTCACGGTATGTTTCAGTCTTACTGATCTGCTCTGCAGTTGCTACTGCTGAGTCATGACCTGCAACGATAACACCAAAGTTGGCGTTCTGGTTAGCTGTACCAGTTGTTGCAGGGCCAGTACCTACTGAAGGTAGGTTGCTTGAGCTGTATACACGGAAACCGTGGAAGTTGTTCAAGACTAGACCGTTACGTAGAGCACCTGATTCACCGTAATCAGCATTTAGGAAACGTGAATCTTCGTCACGAAGGATTTCCATAAATACTGGATCAACGACAATCCATCTACCTTGAGTGTCAACTTGTTGTTGGTCAAGTAGACGACCCATACGAGCCACTAGCATTGCTGGTGAAATCGTAGCAGTTGGAAGTGCTGTTGCACCTGGTAGACGAGCTGCGATTGGGATTGAGTGGTCACCTGCAGAAGAAGTTGTAATGTTACCAAAGTCACCCTTCTTCAACTTCATTGAAGATAGCAATTCGTCTGAACCTGCAGTTGTTACTGCTTTAGTACCGTTTACAGTATCATTTACAGTATCTGCAGAACTATGTAGTGCAGACTGTTTATAACCTGATAGGTAACCTAGAACTTCTTGGTCATGCTGGTCAGCCAAACGGTATGCCGCACGGTTGGTCGCAAGATCCATGAAGTTTACGTGTGAGTGAGCTTCCTCGATATCGTCGATCTTGAAGGCATAATAGTTAGCCTTATCAACGACTAGAGAGAAATCCTCATCGTCCAAATCTTGTGCTGTGATCTGTGTACCACGAGCATAAGACGAGACCGAAATTTCAGGTTCCTTGATGATCTTAACTGTATCACCTTGGGCTGAAATCTCACCGAAATAATCAGAGTTAGTGATATCACCAACTACTGTAGACTTGCGGAACGCAAGCTGTACTTTTTTGGAATAGATGACACTGGAAAAATTGCCGTTGGGCAAATTACCGTAGCCACCTGCTGTTGTAAAAGCCATGATAAAATCCTCCTGATATTTGGCTTATAGGAAGCTAAACACCTTAAAGAGGCTGTTGTTTTTCTAGGGTGCAGATAATACTCAGTTGGCCTACCGAGTGTATACTGGGCCTATACTTGAACAGGTAGTTCTTTTTAGTTTAGACTTTTGTGTGAAATTTGGCCGAGACAAAAGGTAGTCAAAAAGAGGCTTTTGTCCCTGTGCCTATAGTTATACTGTTGATTTACTTGTTGTCAACAGCTTATCTAGCTTTGCCAGATACATCGTAAACAAATTTACCCGAACGGATAGCTTTGTTAATTTCCTCAGATTTAGCTTCAAACTCTTTGTCTGACATTCTTGCTACATCTGATTCACGAATAGTGTCACCAGACTCATCTACATCTACAGACGTTTTACTACGTCTTGTGACTGTTGAGGCTGCGTCTTTAGCCTTAGCTTTTCTTGCGGTTTTAGTAAGGCCTTTATCTACTTTGTACAAGTCAATAACACGTACTACTGATGCAGGATCATCTGCATTTTCGTATAGTGCATCTTGTACCCACTTAGGCTGTTCCTCAGCCCAACTATGAAATTCATCAGAAGCACGTAGATCATCAAAGTCTTCATGTGCTTTACGGATAGCATTTTCTGCCTTAACCCGTTCTGCTTCTGACTGTGCCTTATCTAGCTCTTGTAGTCTAGCATCTGCTTTACTGAACATTTCTTGAGCTTTTTTAGCAGCAATAGTTTCTACAATACCTGCTACATCTGGGTATTGCTTTGCCCACTGTTCAATGTCTTCGTCAGACTTAGGAGGAACAATAGATTCTTTTAACATGCGTTTTTCAAAGGCTTCAAACTTTTCGTTCCATTCCTTTTCTTTCTCTTGCATGTGCCGTCTTAAATCACCATATCTTTTTTTAAAAGATCTTTCTTCTGCAGATAACGTTGTTTCTTCAACTTCTGTATCGGCCTTTTCCGTTTTGGTAGTTTCTTCTTCAATTGATTCAGATTCTTCGCCACGTTGTTGAGCTTCAAGACGTTTGATCTCCTCTTCCTCATCTTCCATACGTTTGCGTTTTCTATCGTAGTTATACCCACGGTCGACGTATGTCGATGTTTGTGTTTCTACTTCTGCTAGTTCAGGCATTATATTCTCCTTATGTTGGGGCCAGCCGTAGCTGGGTAGCCTTATTTTTTCTTACCTGCGAGTCCGCCTTTATTATACTTCCTCGTTTTCTTTTTTGGTGGTTTTCCTTTAGTCATTAGACCACCTTCTGCACGTCCACCTGTAGCCCAAGTACCACCTGCCTCTTCAACAGCTGCTTGAAGACCTGCAATATCGTCTGTTGAAGCACCAGATTCAAAAGCTTCTTCCACTGCTGCTTTAGTTGCTGCAGATCTAGCTCTTGACATATTAACAGCATGTTGTTCTGCAGCAGTTAGTGAAGGACCATCATCACTTGTATCAACCATTGCAACATCAATACCGCCAGGTTTATAGACAGAGGCTCCACCTTCGTCTTTAACCATATCTCCAGAAATATCTGTAAATTCTTTACGTTGCTCTGGAGTAAATGTTTTTTGTAAATTTAAGCTAGTAGGTGCAAATGATTTTATTTGCTCTAGATAAGTCTTACCAGTTAAAAGACCTAATTTATCTAGAGCAGATGTAACCAGACCAGTTTTATCCATAGCCTCATCAATTTTACCGTCTAAATAATCAACCATCTCTTCATCGCCAATCTCGGCATAATAGTCTCGTATACCCCTTGCTTTAGCAATATCTTGGGCCTGTATTGCTTGAGGTACAGCACCCAAAAGACCACCCATGCCAGCAATATTTTCGGCAGCTTTAGACATACCCAAACCATCATCAGACTCTACCCAACCCTTAACAGATTCTTTGTCACCCCAATCAATACCATCCATCCAATCAGTAGAAGAACCAGTAGGTGTAGGTGGTTCTCCACCATCTTCTCCACCAGAGCCTCTACTCATTTCTTTTTTGTAAGCTAACCATTCTTCTTCAGTTAGTGGATATTGCGATAAAAGTTCTTCTTGTCCTGGAGCTGGAACAGGGTCTCCTTCACCTGGAACTTGAACATATCTAATTTGAACACTTTCACCTTGTTGATTATAATGATTTTTAAATATTGTAATTTCTTCAGCTGCTTGTTCTTGAAAACTTTCTAAATTTCTTTTTTGAGAAGATGTACCTTGAAACATAGGAGAATAAGAACGTGCTTTTGCAGGTGACCAACTTGACCTATACTGACTTGCATCTAGTTGTGCACCACCTTCATCATAACCCATTACTAAAGTACCATTAGCAGCTAGAATAGGTTGAGGCATAGCTTGAGGAGCTGCTTGAGGTTGTTGCATATTACGAGCAACATCTTGCTCTGTCATTGGAGTTCCACCAATTCTACCATTTTGCTCCATGTTCTGCAAGCCTTGTTTTGCTTGACCACGAAGTTTTTCAAAAAAATTTACTCCATAATAACGAAGAACATCAGCAGGAACAACATATTCACCCTCCGACAACATAGCAGGAATATCATCTCGTACTTCTTTAGCAAGAGATCCTGGAGGTATGTTATTGCCAGATACTGGATCTTTGGTCATGCCATCGTCGGCAATACCACCGTATTCGAATAGTGACATTTGTTGTTTTATATTATCCATTTATATGTTCCCTAAGAAGTAATAGTGATCTAAGCACACGTATTTCACCCTGAGCACGATACAGTTCTTCTACATCTGTAATCTGCTCAAGGCGTTTATGTACGTTATCAATTCGTCTCATGATTTCTTCCAAAAACGGATTGTACATTTCTGGATTGTTTACAAAAGGTTTTAAAGTATTATTCACGACGAGTTTCATTGTACCTGTGGGCCAGTATTACCAGAGAAGCCTTGTTCTCCTGGCTGAGGGGCCGTTCCTATTCCGATGTTACCACCCCCTCCTCCTGCGGTATCCTGCACTCCTGGGGCTGCTCCTTGGCCCTGTGGAGCTTGTCCTTGTGGACCTGCTACTCCAGGGGGTGGAGCTGGTGGTGGATTTTCCTGCTGGAACTTCTTCAAGATCTCAGCTTGGATTGCTGCTTGTGCCATATTGTTTCCAACCTTGTCAGGATCAAGATCCATAGACTTAGCAATCTCACGAACAATATAATCCATT